ACGGGTTTAGTTTTTAGAACAAATCAAAATACAAGTTTATTACAAATGCCAGTGCCAAATTTATTTACTGATGAATATCAGTCTTTTACAACACTTATAAGCACATCATTTTTTCAAGCAGATCTGCCATGTGCCTTAAGAATATTAAAGCCTAATAAAATAATAACAATTAAAGCAAACACTCCAATATCTTCTATTTTTCCAGTATCTCTATCAGAAATTCAAGATTCTTCTATTTTTTATTCGGGTATAGAAATATTAAACACTATTAATAATAATGAAAATAAAGTAGAACAGCCAAAACAAAAATTGCAAAAAGGTTTTTGGTCAAATAGCTATAGAGATGCTAAAGACATAAATGGAAATAAATTAGGAAATCATGAAGTAAAATCAATTAAATTAAAGGTAATTGAAAAATAAAATGAATAAAAAAATAACATTTGTTTCACATCAATTATACAATAATGAAAATAAAGTTCTTGCCCCCAAGCCAGGGAAAACGCAAGTTCCTAAGTGGTTTGTTTCTGCGAACAAATATTGGAAAGAAGATGGAAAAGAGGAAGTTTTAAAACACCAATGGGGTGCCGACATACTTGGTTTTAAGTCTTGTCCAGCTCTGCTAGACATGTTTTTAAATGGTTATTATCTAACTACTCCATGTGATATTATGTTTTATAAAGATCCACAAAGTAATACATTGGTAGCTAAAACAGAACCAGGGTATGAAAGGTTTATTGGATCAAGAGAGCCGATGAATGGATTTGCCGTTCCTTATGGATATGAAGAAAATCATTTTCATTGGTACCCTAACTGGGGCGTTAGATTAGAAAAGGGTTACAGTGCAATTTTTATTTCTCCAATAAACCGATATGATCTACCATTTATTTCTACTGCTGGTATAATAGATAGTGATATGTTAGAGATCCCAGGTCTAGTGCCTTTCTTTTTAAGAGAAGGATTTTCTGGAGTATTGCCAGCGGGAACTCCATATGTTCAAGTAATTCCATTTAAAAGAGAGAACTGGAAAATGGAATTAGAGTATCCCGAAGAAGAAAAAATGAAAGAAATTAAAGATACTGCTAGCAATATTTTAAGAACAAATGAAAACGGACAGTATAAAAAACACTTATGGAAAAAGAAGGTACACGAATGATATCTAATGAAAATAAAGAAGTTCAAGAAAGAGTGAGATATTCTAGAAAGTCAATAACTCCATCTGGATATTTTGGTGAATCTGCAGATAATATTGTAGAGATAGAAAATTTTATCACAGAAGAAGAGCAGGAATATTTACTAAATTTTGCAAAGAATAATACCATGTGGGATATTACAGAATCACAATGGAATGAAAATGGAAACATTATATATGACCACAGAGTTTGGGAAAATCGTGTAGCAACAGTAGGCACCCTAACAAAGGCGGATAAAAAAGTAGTAGAAATTCTGACACTTGTTACAGAAAGAATGAAGCCAATAATTGAAGATAAATTTAATGTAGAGGTATCTCCAGCAGCACCAGCAATAGTTAGATGGCCAGTAGGAACTATGCAATTCCCACACGCCGACAAAGAGCTTCACGAAGGACCAGATGCTGGCACCCCAAATGAATTCCCATGGTATGACATTGGAACAGTTTTTTATTTAAATGACGACTATATAGGCGGAGAACTTTATTTTCCAAAACAAAATATTGTATTTAAGACTAAAGCTAGAGGAGCATATTTTTTCCCTGGGGACATGAATTATATTCATGGAGTAAATGCTGTTAAAGAAGGATGCAGGTACACCTACCCACTTTTTTGGACCGTAACAAAGCTAGGGAAAGAAAATAATGAATAACGAATTAGATTTTTTTGAGATATATCCAAAGGTAGATGTCTATAAAAATTTATTACCAGACTCAAAAAGATTGGCAGAGATTGTTAAAGAGTCTGCTAAAAATTCAAATGGTAGATACTATTTAAGAGAGTGGGACCAGTGGTCTGTATTTGGTTCTTACACTCAGCAAAAACATAATGATAACGAGCCTAGAGAATACGGCGAAATGTATGATGACGAAAAGTATTTATCTGACTCTGTATATGAAGCATATACAAAAGCCATATCTGATTACATAAAAAGACATAACTTAACCCTTCCAGAAGGTGCTTCTCTTCTCACATCGTCATTTTCAAAATATGATACAAATGTAGATCTTATGAAAAATAATATGTCTATGCAATATCATACAGACTACATAATAACTGAAAGAGATATGCCAGGACCAAAATTCTTTTTAACATGTACAACATATTTAAACGATGATTATCTTGGTGGAGAAATTGAATTTTTAATGGATGGGAAACAATATCCTTACAAACCAGATGCGGGGGACATTCTAGTGTTTCCTTCTATAGAGCCATATTTTCATGGAGTTAAAACTATAACTTCAGGAGAAAAATTTTTTGTTAGAAACTTTGTGTCTTATACTTATAATGGATCAGAAGAATGGCTTAGAAATCAAAGACATTACGGAGCATCTCGTTGGGCTAAAATGGAGCAGGAGCGGCTAGAAGAAGAAAACCCTAAAAGCATGAAGTATATTAATATGGGAGATAATTATGGAAATAACTAAACACAAAGAAGATGTTTTTCATGTATCAAATGTTGTAACTCCAGAAGAAGCTAATAAAATAATTAGATATTTAGAATTTTTAGCAGAATCAAATCTTCTAAAGTGGAATCAAATATCATTTTATGACTCATATGCAATGGGATTTTGGGAGTCAGATCCAAAGCTAGCCATGTTTGATTTGCCCTCAGATTACTTTGCCAGACTTAATTCTAGAATAAAGAATGCATGCGAAAAAGTTTTAGGTAAAGAGCTTTCTGAGGTTAGCTATCATGCACAGAAGTGGATAGAAGGAGCATTTGCCTCATTTCACTCAGACAATTCAGACGAAGAAGGCAATCCGACAGCATTTGAAAGAAGCAAGTATGCAGCATTTATGTATTTAAATGATGATTTTACTGGAGGAGTGCTAAACTTTAAAAATTATGATATTAGCATAAAGCCAGAGACTGGCATGCTCGCAGTATTTGCGGGAGGCCATGGCAATGAGCACGAAGTTACAAAAGTTAAAAGCGGAACAAGATACACCATAGGATCATTTTGGGACAATGCTGATTCTGTTTATACTGAAGAGCAAAGAAAAAAATGGGCTGATGAATTGGCTGAAGTTAGAAGCCAGCAAGAAGAAGAATATAAGGTATGGGCAGATAATAAAGAAAAAGGAATTACTTTAGACTACGTTGGCAAAAACGGAGAATAAATGAATGTCCAAAAGCTAGAGGAAAACATATATTACTATACAGACATCTTTAGCGATGTCTCTGCATATAAATCATTAATAGATGAGTATTCTTTAGATTGGCATGATTGGTTATCCAGCGACGGGGCTATAGAATATGGCACATATGCTGGAGGCCCACATCAACTTCCTAATGTAATATTAGATCCAATAAAATATGTTACGCATACTTGTTTAGAAAACTATACTGAAAATACAGGAATTAAATTTGGATGGCTTCCAGATTTTTATAAAATACAAAAATATTCAACTGGCGCCTATATGGGGCCACACGTAGACTCAATAGATAAAACTGCGGATAAATCTCCGACAATATCTATAGTTTTATATTTAAATGAGGATTACGAGGGCGGGAACATATCCTTCCCAGAGCAAGGCCTTGACATCAAGCCAAAGGCTGGAAGCATGATAATATTTCCTTCGTATCCACCATATTATCATGATCCAAAACCAGTAACAAAAGGTACAAAGTATATGTGTCCAATATTTTGTTTCAAGGAGCCTTTTTAAGGTATAATCTTATTATGTCCTATAAGTACTCAGTAATAAAAGATAATCCACTAGGCTTTTGGTTTTTAGATGAACAGTCTGGAACTACCGCCATAGATATATCTGGTTGCGGAAATAATGGAGTTTACTTACAGTCTTTTTCTAGCCCTCCCCTTCCCCTGACATACGGAGGAATTAATTCCGTAGAAATAAGTAATTTACAAAGCATTACTTTTCCACTAACATATAATTATTACGGTATAAGCAAAGAGACCCCAATTGCAAACAGCAGCTATTCTTATAATCCTTTTACAATAGAATGTTTTATTTATCCAAAAAGCCTTACATCAACAATGGAGCCAGTTGTTGCAGATGCAGCATCAGGGGTTGGTCTTTATGCCAATAATAACGGAGTGGCATTTGCGCTAAAGGGTTTGTCAGATTCTAATTCAAGGGTTGATTTTGCCATACCTAATTTTAACCGCGTTGTACATATTGTATGTGTTTATTCTGTATCAGATATATCAATATATATAGACGGAGAAAAGCAAGCAGTAAAAACACTAGACAACTTTAAGTTTACGAACGCTTCTTTGGCATTAAAGTGTGGTCCAACATCTAGCTCATCAAATAAATTTTTAATAGACTCCGTTGCAATATATAGGTACTCCTTGTCAGAGTCTCAGATACAAAATCATTATAGCCTAGCGCAATCCATACCAGCCTTTAATACAGTATTCCCAGACCTGGGAGAGCTGTTTGACATATACGATACAAACATATCAACTAAATTTGAGTACTCTTATCCAGCAAGAAAGCCCTGGAAAGACATGACAACTTCAGGTCTAGAGTATAATTTTGTAAAAAATAGAATACAAATTCCTATAGGTACTGGAAATTCTCAGTCAGCATTTTTTACGGAATTTTTATATATACCATCACAATACGGAATAGATAGCTCTAAGATAGAGTGGGTAGCAACAAGCGGTGTCGCCGTATACTCCAGCCTTGATGGGGTAACATATGTTCAATGTGAAAACGGATCTAAAATACCTCAATATGGAAATTCTACAAGCGGGGAAAGCTTTAGTAGCTCTTATCAGCTTTATATAAAGGTAGTTTTTACAACAACTAACGACCTTTTAAACAATCCTTTTATGCAAAGCCTAACTATTAAATTTTATAAGTCACAAACTCTTTATGCAACAAACTCATCTAGCTATATATATCAAATGACAGA